GATGCGGGCGAAATTATCCGATCTCCAAAAAGTAATTCAAACAACCGATGTTAATTCGGTTCAATTCAAGGAAGCAAAGGACGAAGCCGATAATTTAGGTTTAGCAATCGGGCAGCTCGAAGGTAAATTAGACGAATTCGGAAATAAGGAACCGAAGAATCCAGCCAAAAAAACTTTTGAAGATACGATAGCAACGGCGGGCGCGGCGGCTTCGGCTTCGGAATTGGTAACGCTTGCATTCGGCGAAAATAAAAGCGTTACCGAAGCAATGGCGGCAAGTGTTAAATCGCTTGCAATTGGGCAACAAATCGCAAACATTGTAAAAGAAAAGGGCGCAATTATCGATACCGTTTCAATGGTTAGTCAAAAGGCGTTAATTGCGGGAAATGCTATTTTAGCTTTCGGAACAACTTTATTAACAGGAATAACAACGGCGTTCGGGGTTGCTTCGGGCGTTGCGTGGGCGATTGCAACGGCGGGTATTTCTGTTTTAATTGCGGGAATTGTTGCGTTAATTGTTTATTTCGATGAAATTTCAACCGCAATAACCGATTTTTTAGGATTAACAAGCGAACAAGAACGCGCCGCAAACGCAGCCGCCGAACAATACAAAAAACAAGCGGTTGCAATCGAACAGGCGCGGGATGCGTACGAACGTTATTCGACTATCGTCGGGGCTTCATACGATAGGGAAATTAAATTAGCTTCGGCGGCTGGAAAAAATACGGTTGAACTTGAAAAGGCAAAAGCAAAAAGTTTCGAGGATTCAACAAATAAACTTATTGCACAACTTGAAGCGCAATTAAAATTAGCGGTTGCGGCAAAAGCCAGCGCAAAGGATCAAATCGCTTTAAGCCGTGAAATACAATCGTTACAAGGAAAAGTTTTAGATTCAAAAACAGAAACCGCCGCGAAAGAAATCGCAGCCGAAAAAGAGAAAAACGATAAAATTGCCGAAGAAAGCAAAAAGGCAAATGAAAAAGCCGCTGCGGATCGGAAAAAATACAATGAAACTTTGGCTTCGCTGGATGCTGAATTTAATTTAAGCGAACGCGAAAAGTTAGCTAAAAGTTTTGACGATAAAGCCGCGGTATTAAAAGGGAACGGAGAAAAAGAAATTCAACTTCGCGCCGCAATTGAAGCTGATAAACAAACGGCTTTAGCAAAGTTCGATGAAACGGCTAAAAAAGCCGAACAGGAAAAAGGACAGGCCGCAATCGAAAACGCTTTAAACGTGCAAGCGCAATTATTAGCAATTGAAACAGATTCTTTAGAAAATCGTTTAGCGATTTTTGAAAATTCATTTGCAGCGCGTGAAGCTGCGTTAAAAAAACAGGGAGCAACGGAAGCAGAAATTGAAAGAATTAAACAAGCGGAAATACAAAAAATAAAAGACACTTACACCGCCGAAGAATATAACAAGGAAATTGCAGCATTAAACGCGCAATTAAAGTTAGATCAGGACGCCGTCGATTTAACAAAACAAACCGAAGCGCAAAAGCAAGCGGCAAAGCTGGATATTCAAATAAAAAGTTTGGAAACGCAATTAGCTTTAACAAAACAATTTTTAGGAAAAGACGGAATTATAACCGCCGAAGAATTGCAAGGAATTCAAGCAATCGAAAACGCTTTAGCGGGCGCGAGAAAAAGCGCGGGCGAAATAAAACCCGATCAACCAACATTTGGGCAAAGTTTAGGACTTTCGGAAGAAGATGTAGAAAAAGCCGCCGAAGCCGTGGACGCTATTTCGTCAGGTGTAAACAAAGCTCAGGAAATTGTTAATTTAGGTTTTGAAACCCGATTAAATAATATTGATAAAGCGGCGCAAGCGGAAATAGATGCTATTAATAATTCGACATTAAGCGAAGAAGAAAAAGCGAAACGAATTAAAGAAATTGATAAAAAAGTTGCGCGGGAAAAATACGAAGTTGAAAAGAAACAATTTGAAACCAACAAAGCGTTTTCGATTGTTCAGGCGTTAATAGGTGCAGCCGAAGCAATTATTCAGGGCTTTGCACAATTAGGACCGATCGGGGGCGCAATTGCCGCGGTAACTACGGGTATAGCAACGGCCGCGCAAATTGCAGCAATTCAATCACAAAAACCGCCAGCGGCTCCGGGCTTTGCGGGTGGTGTTGTTGGGTTAAATGGACCCGGAACAGAAACGAGCGATTCAATACCCGCCCGACTTTCGAGGGGTGAATCGGTTATAACGGCAAGGGGAACGGAATTCGCGCAAAGTAATTATCCGGGTTTATTAGAATTCCTGAATACACGAAATCGATTTGCTACGGGCGTTATTAATTTCGGTGGGGCAAATGTTCCTTCGGTTGTTAGCGATTCAACAGAACGCCTTATTTCGGCTATTTCGGGCATTTCTCCCGTAGTAAAGGTTACCGATATTAACAAAAAACAATCTGATTATTCAGAGGTCCGCGTAAATGGAACAATTTAAACAGGAAACACGGTTGGAAATGATTAAACGTTTGAGCGATTCGGGCGAAATTATTTCCCTTTATAAAGCGGGATTAATAGAACCGTTTGCGATTAAATACCGAAACATTTATTTCGATGTTGACACGTTCCAAAAGATAGGACAAACGCGAATGGATGCAATTTATAACGCCGCGAATAAATACAATTGCGGTATTCAAACAATTTATCGGGCGTTAAAATGGATAAGCGAAAAATGATTTACAACTAAAATGATAAACTTTCAATTTAACTATCTAAATACATTTGACAAATGAACCACCATATTTATTTATACGGAGTTATCGGGCAAGACGTTTTTTTAAAAAATGTTATTGAACAACTTGGCGCGGTACATTCAGGGGAAACGGTAACGGCTCACATTCATTCTCCGGGCGGTTTTGTTTCAGAGGGTTATGCGATTTATGATTATTTAGTTTCGCAAGCTAAACAAGTAGGTTTTAATCTTGAAACAATTGCAGAGGGTGAATGTAAATCAATTGCAACAGTTATTTTTTTAGCGGCTCCCGTTCGAAAAATTACAAGCAATTCCGAATTTATGATTCATAACCCGTGGGGCGCGAATGAGGGGGATGCGGCTTCGATGCAAAAATACGCGTCGATGTTGAAAGAAGAAGAAAAAATGTTAGCAAAGTTTTATTCCAAAAAAATCGGAATTGATATAGCTGATATTTTAAGCTGGATGAAAACAGAAACTTATTATTCAGCGGGTGAAGCCGTGAAAATGGGTTTTGCGACTGAGGTAATAGACACTATGAAAGCGGTCGCACTTTATAAAGAAAATAATTCAAACAATAATTTAATTAACTCAAAAATGAACAAGCCAAACTTTAATTTACAAAACTTTAAGGCAATCGCGCAAAGAGCGTTAAAAGCCCTTTCAGGTGAAGCGGTTAAAAATCTCGATGCTTTTTTAGAAGACGGGACCGCAATTTTTATTTCAACCGAAGCAGCGGAACCAGCAATCGGGGACGAGGTTTATTTGACTGAAACGGGCGAGTATGCACCTGACGGAACGCATACGCTTGATACAGGAATGGTAATCGTAACCGTTGGCGGTTTAATTACTGAAATTAACCCCGTTGCAGCGCAATCCGTTGAAGAATTACAAGCGCGAATCGTAGAACTTGAAACGGCTTTAGCTGAGGTTCAACCGATCATTGCAAACCTTTCAAATATTACGGGCGAATTTACACCAAGCGCAAAAGCTCAAAGAACCGTTCAAACGGGACCGGGTCGCGCTGAGGGTAACGCAAAAACAAAAGCGGTTTCAAGTTTTGACAAAAGTCAAATCAAACCGAATCAAAGAGCAAAAAACTAATTTCAATTTAATTAACTTTTAATACTAAAAAAAATGATTTTAAATCCTTCAGATTTGACGTTTAACGGTCAAGAGGCAAAAGATATAGGCGAAGCGGTAATCGAAAGCATTTTCGAAAATCCAGCGGTTGCCGATTTAATGACAGTTTACGACGGAATCGTTACTAAAAAACAAATTCCGTTTTTGGGTACATTGTCAAAAATTACTAAAAAGGATGCGGGTTGCGGTTCGGGTGTAAGCTCGAATAATATTCCAATGACTGAAAAGTTTTGGGAACCTGAAAACCTAAAAATTTGGTTACAACTTTGCGCCGAAGATTTAGTAAATTCTTTTTGGGTTTATGCTCAAAAATTGGGAATGGATCGTAGCGACGTAACAGGAACAACAATCGCTTCGTTTGTTGTTGATCGTATGACTGCAGCGGCTCAGGAAGATTTACTTCGTATCATTTGGTTCAATGATAAATCGGCTGAATGGGTGGACGATGGCGGCGTAATTACAGACGGCGTTCCGTTGGCAGATTATAATATTATCGATGGTTTGTGGAAACAAATTTTCTCGGTTGTTGCTGGAAGCCCAGCGCGTTATTTTGAAATTGCTGAAAATTCAGAAGCTACAAAATCGGCTCAATTACTTTTAGCGCAAGAACGCGCATTCAAAGTATTTCAGGGATTAATGGCGGGTGCTGATTCACGTTTAAAGAGCGCACCTGATAAAATTATCATTTGTACTACTACGCTTTTGGAAAACTACGCGGCATATCTTGAAAATCAAGGAAACGATGCTTCGTTTATTCGTATCGAAAACGGTTATTCAACACTTCGTTACAGAAACGTTACGATTTACGGAATGGATTTCTGGGATAGAACAATTCAAGCGGATTTTGACAATGGTACAACTTACGATTTACCGCACCGCGCTTTAATGACAACCAAAATGAATTTGGCAGTTGGAAGCGATAAATTAGCGGATGCAGAAAGTTTCAAAGTTTACTATTCAGAGGATACCGAACTAAATAATTTTAAGGGTAAATATCGCGTTGATGCGAAACTTTTGCAAGATTATTTAATTCAAGTAGCTTACTAAATTTAATTGCGGGGAAAGTTAATTTCCCCGCTTTTTATTCACCAATAAAAAAAATAAAAATATGCCTACGGTAACTTGTCCCGGTATTAACGCCGATGTTTTTTTAGATTGCACCAAACCGATTTCGGCGGGTGTGAAAGATATGCTTTATTTAGTGAATTTCGCTGATATTGCAACGATTACGGAAGATTTATCAAACCCAAACTTAATTGAAAGTTTCACGCTTGCTGCGGGTGCTTTTCTTTATCGTTTTGAGGGTAAAAATAATTCAATTGATCCAAAAAGTTCGTTAGTGAAAGCGCGTTATTCAAACACGTTTCAACACGAATGTATGTTTAAAGTATTCGATAATGCGAGCGATATTAAGCAGCAATTAGAATATATGACAAACGTTAAAGTTGTGGCGATTGTGGAGAATAATTACAAAGGTTCTTCGGGTGAAGTTCCATTTGAAATTTACGGGCTTCGTTCAGGTTTAACGATTAATGTTCTCGAAAGAATTGTTAACGATCAGGAAACGCAAGGGGCTTACAATATTACTTTGGGTTCTTCGGAACAAATCAAAGAACCTTATTTGCCAGCTACTTTATTCGATACAGATTACGCAACTACAAAAGCGTTTATCGAAAGTTTGTTGACGGTATGATTTTAAGCCAGCTAATTAACGAGCTGGATGAATTAAAAAGCCCTTTGCTACATTCGCGAAAATCGGATGCAATGCAAAGGGTTTTTGCAATTTATACGGCAGTTACAGGACGTCAACCGAGGGGCGCGCGTTGTTTCCAATGTGCGGTCGATGCTTATTTCGAATTAAAGAAAATTTCGACGATGGGCGAGGGTTGGGATAATTCAGTAAATTTGAATTTCGAATTAAAACAAATTAATAAAAAACCTATGGCAAGTTTAAAGAAATATAAAATGCTTACAAGTTCGTTTCGAATGTTTGGAAGCCCTGACACGCTTACAACGGAAAACGCAACAGATGAAAAAATTGATGCGATTTTAAAATTAAACCCGCAATTTTCAAAGTTTTTTCAGTTGATTGAAAAGCCAGCAAAAAAAGAAATTGAAATTGAAACTGAAACTGAAACTTTAATCGAAGAAACGGCACCCGAAGTAATCGAACAAACGCACATTGATTCAAATAAATTTGAAGCTCCGAAACTTTCAAAAATTACAAAAAAAAGGGGCGGGCGTTTACCAAAAAAAACAATTTAATTAAATCATTCTTTTCGAAATGGAACACGGCAGCCGAATAACAATCCCGCGAAGCAATAAGCGGTTAATTATAACTTCGTTAAAACAGGAAAAAATATTGGGTTGGGATTCGGACAATGCCTACCCGCAAAGAATGGTTGATTTAATTGCGTGTTCAGGCGTTGCGACACGTTGCGTAAATCGATTTAAAAGGTTTATCGTTGGGCGCGGGTTTTCCGATCCATTAATTTATAAATCCGTTACAAATCGAAACGGGGTTACAATGGATAAACTTTTAAATTTATGCGCGAATGATTACGCTGCGTTATATGGTTTCGCAATTCACGTTAAATATAACGGATTGGGGCAAATAATCGAACGGAATTATATGCCGTTTCAGGACACGCGTTTAGCATTAAACGGGCAAATTGCATATTATAATAATTGGGACGGGTCCAGTCAAACAAGCAAGTTTAATCGTAACGATATTGTTTATTTAAACCGCTTCGATCCTTCGAAAGTTATTGAAGAAATTAACGAAATGGAAGGTTTGAATTATGCAGAAAAAGCGGCTAAATATCCCGGTCAGGTTCTTTGGTATTCGCAAGCGGGTTTTAACGCTTATCCCGTAGGTTTAGCTGATCCCGTGGCCGAAGATATTGAAACAGATTACCAAGCGAAACTTTATAAAAATAAAAACATTCGAACGTCTTTTACAAGTTCGGGAATGTATATCGATTACGGGGTTTCTGAATCGGAAAAAATACGTTTTGAAAAACAACAAATTTTAACCGAATTTCAAGGAGCTGACGGGGCGGGAAATATAATGTACGTCGAAGTCGAACCGGGACAAACGCCGCCAACGTTTACACCTTTTAACGCGGGATCGGGCGTAGATAATCGCTTTGAATATCACGAAAAATCTGTTGAACAGGCGATTGTTAAATGCTTTGCTATTCCTAACATTTTAGCGGGCGTTCTTCAACCGGGAAGTTTGGCAACGTCGAGCGAATTAATCGAAGCGTATATTATTTACAATTCCGAAACCGAACCCGATCGAATTGTTTTTGAAGAACAGTTTTCGAGATTAATCGGAAAACCCGTTTCTATTTTACCGCTGGAATTGAATACAGGTGCAAACGTTCAAACGCCTGTTTTAAACGATTCAAATATTAAACCGATACAGAATATTGAAACGGAAACAAAAACGCCGCAAAACGCTTTAAATCGCGTTCAAATCAATTTATTGACTGATATATTAACGAACGTTGCAAACGGCGTTTATCCATTTGAAACGGCAAAGGCAATTATCGGGGCTTCGTTTCCAATTTTAGCGGGTGAGCAAATCGAACAAATTTTAAATCCATTTAGACAAAATGCAAACAATTAAATTAATTTCGGTTTCAGATATTCAAATGTTTCGGGCGATTTCCGATAATGTACCCGATGCGCGTTTAGATCCGTATATTTTAGAAGCTCAGGAAATGGATTTATACGAACTTTTGGGCAAAGATTTATATTTAAAACTTTTTACCGAAGTAACGCCCCCAACATTTCCAGCAACTTATTTTTATCCTGAATTAAAAGATCATTACGCTGGGTTTCTTTGTTATTCGTCTTATGCTCGTTTACTTTCTCAAAACCAAACAACGGTTACCGCTTACGGGGTTGTTTCTAAAAAAACGGATTTTAGCGATTTAGTTCCCGAACCAACTTTGCAAAGAACCATTCAGGCGGCACGCGGTTCGGCGCAAGAATACGCGAAAAGATTAATTACTTTTTTAAATGATAATTCGGAATTATACCCCGAATGGAAATCGTGTTGTCATTATCGTGGGCGAATTAACCACACGGGAACGGCTTATTTAGGTGCGGTAAAAGGGAATAAATCGGTATTTAAAAGAAAGTTGTATTAATGGACGTAACGATAACGAACGCGGGCGGTCGAATTGAAATAGTCGATTTAAGAAATGATTTGACAAATAATTACGATGTTTTAAAGGACGGTTTGCGCCTTTTTAATATTGGTAATATTGTTCGAATTACTTTTATTAATCAAACAAAGATTGAAATTAATTACGATGAAGTTGAGTTAATAAACGGGGCTACTTCGGTTTTTCCTATTTCGGGATCGGATTTTTTAAATGAATTAAATGTTATTTTAGGAGATTACGGAACGGGCGGCGGTGGCGGTATTGGAACGTTACAGGAGGTTACAGATTTAGGGAATACAACCGATAATAATATTGAATTTACGAACGCTGGATTGTTATTCGACAACGGGGCAAAGTTTAAGAAAGGAACTACGGACGGCGGTTTAGGTGGGGCGAAAGGGGTCGCGCAAATTTGTTCGATTGATTACGAATTAAAGTGGGAAGCGGGGCGGCTTTATGTAATGGAACAAAACGGTTTTACTATTCGTGAGGTCCGATATACTTTCGCTTCGATCCCAAATGAGTTTGACGATAATACAAAGGGTTATGTAATCGGGTCCCGTTGGGTGCTGGATAATGGAAATCTTTACACTTGCACGGATGCAACAACAAACGCGGCGGTTTGGGTTTTAGAAACTTTAGGCGGCGGCGATATGTATAAATCCGTTTACGACACCGATAACGACGGGGTTGTAGATAAAGCCGAAACGGTGCAAATTATCGTTCGAAATTCTACGGGTGCAACATTAACAAAGGGGCAAATTGTTTATTTATCGGGTGCAACGGGAAACCGCCCGAATGCAGTTTTAGCGCAAGCGAACGCCGAAGCAACAAGCTCGAAAACGATCGGTTGGGTTTTTGCGAATATTAGTAATAATTCAGACGGTTATGTTTGCGTTTCAGGATCGCAACACGATTTAGATACTTCGGCTTTAAGCGCGGGGGATGCTTTGTGGCTTTCTCCAACGGTTGCGGGCGGTATTACTTCAACTTTGCCCGTTCAACCAAACCACGCGGTTTTTATCGGGTATTGCGCGCGATCTCATCCAACACAGGGGCGAATAGTATTTAAAATACAAAACGGGTATGAATTACAAGAGCTTCATAATATTTTGATTACTTCGGTTGCAAATAATGAGGGGTTATTTTATGAAAGTTCAACTTCGCTTTGGAAAAATAAAACAATTGCGACGGCTTTAGGATTTACCCCCGAAGATTCCGCAAATAAATCAACTTCGGTTTCTACGGATAGCAGTTCGAATATTAAATTTCCAAGCGTTAAGGCGGTTTATGATTGGGCGATTGTTGCATTTACAACAACGGCGGCGGTAGCTTCACAAATTACAACGGCTTTAACGGGTTATGCTACGCAAAGCTGGGTTAATGCTCAGGGCTTTTTAACTGCAATAACAAGCGGTCAAATAACAACGGCTTTAGGTTTTACTCCTGTTACAAATGCGCGTTCGATTAGTACCACTTCGCCGCTTTTAGGTGGTGGCGATTTAACTGCAAATCGTACTTTTTCAATTCAAGTAGCTTCAAGTTCGCAAAATGGTTATTTAAGTTCTTCGGATTGGAGCGTATTTAATAATAAAGCATTAAATTATAAAAATACAGTTGATACCGCTGGTTATTCAGGTGTTACAAATACGGCGGTTTATACGCAGTTAATCCCAGCTAATAAATTTGCAAGCGGCGATATAATTCGAATACTTTATAGAACAAAAAAAACAAATACAAACGGTTCACAAACGATAAGAATTTATGTTAATGCAACGGCTGATTTAAGCGGAACACCGATTTTAATTGCAACTTATGTAAATGCGGGAGCGATTACATTTTTAACAAATCAAATTCAAAGGCATTTAGTAATTAAAAGCAATACAAATAATACAGAAATGTTTTTAGCTGCGGGAACTGCGGTCGCGTCTGATTTCGGTTTATATAATGGTTTAACAACGTCTTTAATAGATTGGACTTTAGATCGCTATTTTGTTTTTGCAATTCAAAATTCGAATGCAACGGATGTTAATTACGGTTCGATGTATTTAATTGAAAAGTTATGAGAAATATTGAAATTGAAAATAAAACAATTCGGATTTATTCTGATGAATTAATTGTTTCGGAATTAATTGATGTTGAAAATGTCGATGAAATTTCGGTACACGTTAACACAATTTCGGGAACTTATTTAATACAATTAAACGAATTCACTTTTAACGGAATTACATTTAATAATTTCAATGATTTAAACATTTACTTAAATGAAAATTAGTCAGGCGGGAATAGATTTATTAAAAGGGTTTGAGGGGTTGAAATTAAGCGCGTACAAATGCAGCGCGGGCGTTCCTACGATTGGCTATGGTTCAACATTTTACCCCGATTTTAAACCCGTTAAAATGGGCGATAAATTAAAAGATAAACAGGAAGCCGAAGAACTTTTAAAAGTTACTTTAATTGAGTTCGAAAAAAATGTTTCGGCTTTGTTTTACAATGTTATTTTAAAACAAAATCAATTTGATGCGCTTGTTTCTTTTGCGTTTAATTTAGGAACGGGCGCGCTTGCTGGTTCGACTTTATTTCGTAAAGTAAAGATTAATCCAAACGATAAAACAATTGCTTTAGAATTCGCAAAATGGGTAAACGCGGGCGGGAAAAAATCAAAGGGATTAATTGAACGAAGAAAAGCCGAAGCAAAACTTTACTTTATGTAATTAATAATTAAAAAAGTAATAAACCCGAATGCGATTAACTCGTAAACGGATTTATGAAAAACCTAATTATTTTATTCGCCTTTTTAACTTTTGCAAGCTCAGGAAACGCGCAATGCGATTCGGCAAAGGTTGTAAAATCCTTTTGGGGTTTCCCGTCTTTTAATTCATTAAATAATACGGGGCAATGTATTTCCGCAAATATTACCGATACAACTATTTGTGTAAAAGTTAAAAAGATTTTAGCAACTCAACAGGCGCGGTTTAGTTATTCAAGCCCATTCGGCAGCCCTTTAATAGTAAATGAAATTCGGCAATACAATTCGGATTGTTTTTTTATCGGGTACGGAAATTTAATCGACGCGGGAATTGATAGCGTTGTAATTTGTTATGATATTTCGTCCGAATTAATTGATAATTTTTGCCCTTATGCTTTAATAATTTCACCGCTTGCGGTTGAATTTTGCGGGCTTTCGGCGGTAATGGGTGCGGAATTCTTAAACGTGGAATTTAAAACGTGTTCAAATACAAATACGGATCGTTTCGAGCTTATAATTTCAAAGGATTTAATAAGCTGGAATGTTGCGGAAATTATCCAGCCGCAAATAGAAAATAATTCAAGTCAAAGCGTTTATAATGTGCAAACAAATAATTTCGATAATGGAATTAATTATTTAGCTATTCGGGAAATTGATTTAAACGGAAATGCGACGCTTTCAGATGTTGCGTATTTCGAATGCAGAAATAAAAAAAAAAGCATTGAAACCTATTTTGACCTTTTGGGGCGCAATGTTAATAGCGATTCACCTTTTAAAATAGTTCGAAATGATTGAACCGCGAAAAATAAAAACCGTTTTAAATATTGTTTTTGAATATTGGAATTATTGCGTCGGATCGATGGCAATAATTACCGGGTTTTGGTTATTCTTTTTAAAACAAATTGATAAAGAAACATTCGCCTATATTATTGGCGCGGTTATTACTTTAAAATGGGTGTGGAAACCAAAAGAAAAGGGGGTTAATAATGATTAATAATAATTTAGATACGTTAATTACTTATTCGCTTGATCCCGTTTGCGTAATAGGTGAATTTTGCAAAATCCATAAATACAAACATATCGAAGTAGTCAGCAAATACGGAAAAACTACGGAAATGCAAACCGATTATTTAAACGAAAACTTTGATTTGAAAAATAATTACTTTATTTCGGAATCAGGGCAAATTTTTTTTACTGAAAAGGAAACAACCGCCGTTAATTATAATTTTGTAATTCCGAAAGACGTTATTCGGTTTTCCGATACATTAAAAATAAATGATTTGAAACACTTAAAACAAGGCGATACACGAAGCGCAAACGAATTAATCGTATT